TTAACAAACGAAACACCGTCTGCGCCAAGAGTCCATGTGTATGTATCTCCGTCTTTGACAAATGAGCTTTGATCGCAATTTGTGAATACTGCGGCTGCAAAGTTTTCCTGTGTTCTGTAAGCGGCCTCCATCAATGACTTACCTGCTGTTTGCATGGACAAAAGTTTATTGTCGTCAAGGAACTTTCTTCCGAATGACGCCGTGTCAGAAAATTCAGTAAATTCACAAGTCTTTGCGAAATACTCGTCAATGTCTGAATAGTTTCTGGTGCCGTGCATTTGTTTAAGATCGCCTCTCGCGGTTGTTCCAAGGATGGAAACAGATGGCTCGTTGACGTCCCTTCTTTCAAACAATTCGCTGATTATCCCCTGATCGGCTTTAGCTGCGCCTATTTCTTCCATAAATGCCATTATAGGCGTTTCGTATTGACCGACAAGTTTGTTAAATTCTGTTGCGGTATAATTAATCATTCATGCCACCCCCTTATATTGCAGGAGCAAAGATTACATAAATTGAACTGGTCGGAGAATCCGCCGTTGCAACCTTGTAAACTAATAGCCCCGTGCCTACTGCCACCGCGCCGTTAACGCTTGTTCCAACAGAAGCTGTTCCAATATTAACTTTGGCGCCCGCTACCGTTGCAGCTGTTATGGCTGTAGATGGCGTAGTTTTCCATACCTGGTTGTCATTTACTGGTATTACTGTTGGATAGTAAGAAGCTGTCACCGTAGATGATGCAGCTGATACTTTTGATATTGCATACACTGTGTCAGCGCTGTCTGCATAGCATAAGGCACCGCCTGTAACTTTCAGAGCCTGACCGTTGTATAGCACATATCCACTGAGTGCAGGAAGTCTTTTTTCATCATAAAGACTGTTTCCTTCACCCTGTACAAATTTCGCAAATTCAAACATAGTTAATCCCTCCCAGCAAATAACGGGAGGCTATCCCGTTATCTTTTATGTTTTGAGTAGTACATTTTTTGTTTCATAGGGTCTTTGATTCCCATTAACTCCATATTTTTTTTGATCACATCCGGAACAACAACATTGTCGTATTCAGCAACTGCATTTGTTCCGTTTACCTGCGCTGTATGAGCTGTGCTCATAACCGTGGCTTTTACCTGATTTGCGCCGGTTTTTTTTGCGTTTTCAACATCCGTGTCATACCGGTGTTCTTTTAAGTGGCTTACAAGTGACCGTTTGCTTTTTCCTTCATCCCAGGCTGTCCATACCTCTTTAGGTATGTCTGAAGCTTTTTGGATATCAGGAAATAGTTTTTGAGCCTCTTTAAAGCTGTTGACAAGAAACCTGTCCTGTCGTTCCTTTTCAGCTTGTTTAATCAATGGGTGATCGTTGACTTTTGCATCAATTGTTTTTGACAATTCCTCAATGATTTTTTTACTGTCAACAGCAGGTTTCTCTTCGGGCTTTGCTACCTGTTCGGTGTCTACGCCTATACTTTCAAGGTAATCAAGGTAGTCATCTACACTTGAAAACCCTTCCGGTAAAGCTTTTTTTGTAAGCTTATCAAACTTCGATTTGTACCCTTCGTTTTCTTTCAAAAGGTCATCTGCAAGTTTGGCTTTTCTTCTCAGTTCTGCAAAAGCAGCGTTCTGGGAATCGTTTTTAAAATCTTTCTGTTCGGCGACAACAGAATCGTTTGCGCCTGTGTCTTCTATTTGGGTTGCGGCGATTTCCCCACCGTTTGCGCCTCCACCATCTATTTCATCGCTCATAAATGGCTGTTTAATATATTCAAACATAAATTACCTCCGTCAATTTGAGTTTTCTGCCCGGTCTCACGGGAAATTTTTACATTAAAAAAACGCCATATCGGCGCGCGCGATTAGCTTTTACTAATCGTTTTGTTTGCTTTTCCCCATGTTTCCGCAGGGCTTTGCTCTAAGGTCAGTTCCTTTTTGGATTTTCTGAATTGAAGGCGTTTTGTCACCTCCACCGCTTCCAGTCATAAATGTTGCCTTGTTCGGCATCGTCTTTTTCATAATCTCACCTCCTGTTCCTGTAATCTGCGTTCCATATGCGGTTCATCATTAATTCTTCTTCGGCTTCTGTTACGGTCCTTGATTCTTTTACCTTTTGCGAAACCAGCATATCCCTTATGTATTGAGAAGTTATGTTTGGTTGGCAATGTGTTTTTGTAAGGCTTCGGCTTTTGTTGCCACCGCCAGGTTGTATGAATGTTGCCTTGTTCACAAAAATCACTTCCTCGCCTTGTCGTAGGCAATTGCTGCGGCTTGCTTAATTGCTTTTTTCTTGCTTTTGGGCTTTGATGTGCCTATTTTGCCTGTTTTTTCGTATTTGTTAACAAGCTCGCCTATGTTGGATTGCATATTTTTTTTACCTGATTTTAGTGGCATTATTTTTTCACCTTCATTCTTGCGATGGTTTTTGCGGTTTCGATTTCTTTTTTAGCGCATTCCTGAGCTGCAGACATTCTTTTTAAGTCTTTGCGTATTTCTTCGGCGTGCTTTAACGTTCGCATGTCATCTTCAGCTCGCCACTTCTTCTCATCGGCGCTTACTTTCATTTACACCACCTCCCAAATCGTATACCTTTCATTTTCACGGTAAAGCTGCTCGTGCAACTTTTCATATGGTTTTAGTCCGGTTTCTATAATGTCACAATCGCCAAAATCAGCCAGCAAATCTTTGACTGAATACTTTTTCATGCCAAGTACAACAAGCCCGTTTAAATCGCTTTTAGCGATGTCTACAATGGCGCTGGCAATGTTTTCTTTTGGCGCTGCATATCTTGTGGCGTCAATGTCCGTCACTGTTAAAGGGAGTCCCTGTTCTTTTTGACCTTTCCAAATTTCCAAAACTGAACCGGAACTGCCTAAAATGTTTCCGGAGCGCACAACTATAAATCGTGTACGGTTGTCACCTTGATAATTTTGTGCATTAAGTACAAGATATTCCGCCATTGCCTTGCTGCATCCGTATGTATTTACAGGGTTTACGGCTTTGTCTGTTGACATTTGAATAAACATCTTAATGTTATGTTCGATAGCACAATCTATGGCATTTTGAACACCTACAATGTTTGTTTTAAAACACTCAAAAGGCTGTTCTTCACATGCCCAAACATGTTTTAAGGCTGCAAAATTAAAGCAAATATCAATGTTGTCCATAGCTCTGCTTAATCTTTCTTTATCTCTTATATCGCCGATTATGTACCGTATTTTAGGATGTTCGCCGTACTTTTGCCTTAACAAATGCATGGTATGCTCGTGCCTTGCGTAGATCCTTACGGAATGAATGTCGCTTTTTAAAATAATTTCAAGTACCGCCTGGCCTAATGTTCCAGTTCCACCGATAATTAAAATGTTTTTATTTGATAGCATTGCCGCCCCCTATTTTCTGAACTATCGAATTTAGCATTTGCGCTTGAGGATTATTTTGCTTAACCTCTTGCGCCTGAACCTGTTGTTGCTGAACTGCCATCTGCTGATCGTACTGCTCCTGTAAGGCTTGCAAAATTGTATCGGAATATGGGAAGTTTAATTTAGACATAAGTTTCCACACTAAAAGATTTCTTTCAGACGGTTCCATATACCCGCCATTTGCAAGCTCTTTAATTTGCTCTATCAGCATTGTCCTGTTTTTGTTCATTGCAGGTTCAGCGGAAATTTCAATATCCCATCCTGACCAAACAGGCGTGTTTCCTTCCATTTTTACCATGTCAAGCTTATTGAATGTTCCATATTCCGGTTTTAACTTGCTGTCGATTCTATACGGTCTATCACCATCTGAAAAACAAAGTATATGATCGCACAGCAATTGGTAAATTCTTTTGTAAGCGATATTTTTTTCATTGGCCTTTATGCCAATTTTTTCAGCAGTTTGATTAATAAGCGAATCGGTCATTTTGCCAGACTGTGATTCACCTTTGTTTATGCCTTGCCAAACAGACGTAATGCCTATCATGTATTGGAGCTGGTCGGATATAAACGAATAAAACTCAAGAGCTTCGCGCCCGTTGTCTTTAAAGTCAACCGGCTTAAAGTTATTGACGTCATTTACCGGAATAATGGTCAATTCGTCATTGTCAATTAACTGGCTTGCCTCTTCCTCCATTTGCTTGTTATACAAAATCTTTGTCGTGCCTTTAAGGATCTTTTCCTCATGCTTATAAATCATTTTTTTCATCGTCTGTTCAAAGTCGGCGGTTCTTTCAATGTCCGATATGCCAACAATTGATTTAGAGCGCGGGATATTGTTCTGAATAACTATCGGAATGGACTTAGGTCCTTTTGGATAATAATAAGGTACCTGAGTTCCTTTTGGTATTTTAACAACAGGAGTCTTAATTTTGTTCACGTTTCCGCTTTCATCTTTTATTTCTTCTTCAACGTCCGTTACATAATCATCTTCAACGGTTTCAGAATCAAGAAGTGCTTCGTTGCCTTTTTCGTCCTGTTCAAATTCTTCTTTTTCAGGGTTATATTTGCGTCTGTGATAATATTTTGGTTTCTTTAAAAGAATCAATTTGTCGCTAAATACTGTCAAGCACAGCTCATCGTCATCGTCAAGATACCATTTTTCAACGATGGTATACTTAGTAAGTGGGTGATTCATTTGTTCTGAAAACAGGTCTATTTGCGCGTTTACATCGTTGGTGTTAATGACATTTGAGCCGTTTCTATCGCCTACAGTGTCATATTTAATATCAGCGCACAGTCCGTAATCAGGAAGTTTTTTAGCAATGTCGCCATATTTTTTGATGCAATCTTGCAAGGTTTCATTTTCAACGTGGTACATGCACCTGCATTTGTTCTTGTCAACGCATCCAGCAGACCATGCTATATTTTTGGGATGAACTTCAATAATTTCAGGACGACCCCTGAAACCTGGTCCTTGATAATTATAGTTCCACAAAACTTTATAACATGTAATGCCATGTTTTTTTACTACACGTTCGGCAGATGAGTTTACCTCATTAAGGTCGCTGTTGCGTATTGTGTAATCGGCTTCGGCCTGCAATTTCTTAACAGATTGCTCATCGTCTTCTGCTATGGGTTTAAACACGGCTTCGGGTATATTTAAGTCAATTTGGGCTTCAATAATGGACTGTGATATCCGAATTGGCGTACGCGCATCATCAGAAGCAGAAGCAGAATATGTATTGCCAAAAGACCTGTCACCGACATAAATCTTTTCTTCGCGGTCAAACTTGTCGTTCCACGGTTTTTTTTCTTTGTCGGCAGCTTCATATTCTTCAGTAAGTATAGTTGCTTCTTTTACCATTTCGTCCATATTTTTAATTTCCTGCATTTTCTTTTTCCCCCTATCTACAAGGGATTTTAAAGGCTTTAATATGTCCATTTATCATCATCCCAATATTTTTTGTTTGATTTGAGCATTTTTTATAGCACTTCCGTATTTTTCGAGGAATTCTTCAACTGGAAATCCAACATCACGGTAGCCTAACATTGCATAAGCCGCGACTCCGTACATAAACTCAATGTCAAACTGATTTTTATAAGCGGTATCGGTTTTGTAAATCTTTTCATCAAATGTTGCCATCAGTCCGATCAATCTTTCGGCAGAAAATTCCATCAGTTCATCTTTTGACATTTTACACATAGGTTTACGCTTTGTTTCGGGACGCTTCGGAACGTCTTTAATAGGTTTTACAGTAGGAGCCATTCTAATTTCAGGCGTTGAAGTGTTTTCAAAGTCCATTTTATTTCCTCCCAAATTTCTTTTGATAATATCGTTTTAATTGCGGGTTTTGTGTTGAATCTATTAACATGCTTGGGTGAGTATATTTTGTATTGTCCCACTGCTGCGGTTGTTCGCGGACATAAGCGCGTTGCTGTGTTCGGGCTTCGTGCATAATAGCAAATGATAGAACGCAATCATCACAAAAGCCTTGTTCTGCTTCTTCTTTTCCGCTATGTGCATAAATAAATGTTTGCATTTCTTGTAATGTAGCAATGTCGTTTACAACTTGGATTTCATCACGCACTATTGCCCTTGCTTTGTCTATTAACTTTGGCCTTGTCGATGTAGTTGTTAAAAAACCAAATTTTTGCTGTTTTGAACCTGAAATTTCATCGTATGTTTCGCGCTTATACTGATTGTAATATCCTAAATATTGCATGTGTTTTATTGTGGAAAGCCCGTGATTATTGGCCTCTGTTGCCACTAGCGCGTTGTTATAGTATCTTGCAAGCCTTATCTGCTCTTCGGCAAATCTATCCGGTTCAGTGTGCAATCTTTGCGATGCAGCCTGACTTCCTGTTGTGTTATCGCAAACCTGATTGACGCTGTAATCTCCATCCCGTATTCCTTCCGCAACATCTGCGCCGATAACATACGGAATGTTAGGCTTTGGATGTTCATAAATAATTAATGTGCCGTTTTTATCCGGTACAAAAACATATTTTCCGTTTTGGGCTTCAATATATCCGATATCAGGAGGTTTTTCTTTATATTGTTTTGATAATAATTCCAATCGTCTTGTAACCTTTGTTATGTCAAAAACCGGTCTACCAGATGAAAGAAAGCTTTCTTCCGGGCATGCAGGATATTCTTGATGAAATTGGTCTAAATCGCCTGAACATTTATTTTTTATAGCCCATCTACGCCATTCTAACTGGTCATTGTCAAGATTATATTCTTCTTTAATGCGTAATTCTTCTTCGTTTAATTCAAAACCGGTATAAGGCATTCTGTAGCCTTCATCATCAAACCACGGCACAAACAATGGAATGTAGCTGTTTTTGCCTAACACGGCGTCGTCCCACAAGCTTTTAAAATAATTCATACCTTTGGACGTGCTTTCACATATGACAATGCTGTTTGTCTGTGGAACAGAGTTAAGCAGTGACGTCATTGTTTCTTTTATGTTTCCCGGCCATTTGGCTATCTCGCTCAGATGAAGATAGTTTATAGTGTAGGATGAGCCGGCGTTTTTGTTATCAGCTGTTTCAATCAGGAACTTGCATTGCAACCCGGGGTCATTACTTGGTGTAATTGGTTTTGAGGGGTCAAACCTTGGATTTTCAAGCAGCAATCCTTTGCTTAAGCTTGACCTTTTAGCAGGTTTTAAAAACTGTGGAAGTTCTTGATAGAATAAATCCGACATGTTATTGATGGTTGTTGCCGAATCTGCATCAAAACTGACTATCATTGCAACTTTTCCTAAACTAAAATGCAATTCTTTAAAAAATAACGCCTCAGTACATGTACTAAAGCCTTGTTTTCTGCTTTTGCATATTATTACGTATAAAGTTGGTCTTGTTCTTTCATCCGGATACTGTTCTTTCCAGTCTTCAACTATTTTAACCAGCCTGTCTTGACTTTTATTGGTTGTAAAAGGTTTAATTACGCTGGTTTCCCTGTCTCGTATTTTTAAGCACGTTTTGAAGTATAATTTAGTTCCAGTCATTAACTTTTTCAAGTCGTCCACTGTTTCACCCCAATTTTAAGCAAAAAAATAAGGCGGTTGTCCGCCTTACGTTAAAATATATTTATAGGAGATAAGCCATGATTTAAGTATATACTGTATTTTGCGCTATAAAGTGGACTAAAAGTGGTTTACCTCAAAGTCTGCCATTCAATTTTATATCCTGATAAAAAAGATCCGATATGTTCAAGCGCCCTTTTGTTCAGTTCCTTGCACCAATCTTCGCTATAATTGCATTCTATTGCTACATTTTTGAACTCTTTTACACCTCCATCTTTTGTGAAGTATCTTGACAGTAAAACGCTTTGTTCGTTTGGCAGTAAGTTTGATATTGCGTTGTCTATTTTTTCAATAAACCGCTCTAGTTCGCGCGCTTCTATTTCCATTTCGGTTACAGTGGCATTTCGGACAACATAAACCTCTACAGAAGAAACATTGCTATGGTTAGCCGGAACGGCCACTCTAAAATTAACGGCAGATATTTCAGATTGTTTTTCTTTAAGGTCTGAAATTCTGCCGTATATCATTTTTAAATCGTTTCTGAAACCGTTTTGATTGTGGTATCGCAAAATATTCTCTATCTGATCAATTGTCATTGGCATATCCTCCGTCTATGATCTTCTAAAAACTGGTGCTTCGCAATGTCCGTCTATCAATAAATCCTTTACGTTTTCGTTTTCTATAGCGTTTTTGCACACGTTTAAAGCGTTGTAAGCCGCTTCAATAGTTGTATTAACTTCATCTGCGCCATGCGAGAAGCTAATTGATATGTACGGCATCAAAATTCCTTGTCGGACCATCTCCTGATCAAATAACGTTTTTATTTCCATAGGTTTTATGTCGCCGTAGCCAAAATACGCAATTGACGGATTACACGTCACAAAGTCATTGACGCGCATATAATTACTCATTTCGGTATTGCAAATAGCGGCTTTTAATCTTTCTGTGAGTATTCGTCCTATTGCCCATATATGATTAATCACCTTGTTTTTTTGCAACTCTTTTATGGTTGCAATTGACGCCGCAATATCAGGCGTGTTTGAGAAGTAAGTCCCAGATAAAAGGAACACATTTCCTTTGTCTCTCATCCCTAAGTCAAAAAGTTCTTTTCTACCAGCCAAACAACTTACCGCGTATCCGTTTCCCATGCCCTTACCATAGCAAGCTAAGTCAGGCTCGACGCCGTATAAGCCTTGTACGCCCCGTATATGGTATCTGAATCCCGATATAGTTTCGTCAAGTATAAATATAATGCCATATTTATTGCACAAGTCACGAATATATTGCAGTTTTTCTTTTGTCACGTCAACAGTGGCAGGGTCAAGAACAATTGCAGCAATATTATGCTCATTTTGATCGACAAATTTTTCAATATGCGTCGGACAACTTATAAAATTTCCGACAGTCATGTTGTTGTATGAATATTTAACTATACTAGACCTTTCTTCACACGGTATTCCATCGTTTACAACCGTTTTACCTATAAAAAAATCTGCCGTGCTAATAAATGGGTTTTCCTCTGCAATAAGTATTATATCGCGTCTTGCGTACGCCCTTGCCAGTTTTACGGCTGCATGAGTCGCGTCACTGCCATTTTTGCCGAATTTACAAACTTCACCCAATTCCAATTCTTGCGTAATTATCTCGCGTAATTCGCCTTCGTATGGGTTAGATCGCGTAAAGCACACGCCTTTGTCTATAGCGGCTTTTGCTGCTTCATCCACCGGTGGATAGCAATAGCCAAGAATAACAGAACGCAAAGCCATGCCAAAATCTATAAACTCTCGCCCGTCTATTGACTTAACGCGACAACCTTTTCCACTTTTAAATATAATAGGACAATTAGCAGGGAAACAGTCAGAACTTCTACTATATGTTGCAAAATGTTCCATATTAACCTCCACAAACATAATATTTTTTTCTTAATTCTATTGCGGCGCTTTCTGCTTCTTTCAAATCTGAGTACCATCCAAATGTTTTCATTTTTTTATTTACATTTACATAAATGCGCCATTTGTTAGATTTTTTATCCCAACTCACATTTCTAATTCCGGATGACTTGTTAGGAGTTCGATAATTTAAATTTTGGCTATTTTCTACCGCAGTTACTAGTCTAAGATTTGTTTTTCTATTATTCAAAGTATCGTGGTCTATATGGTCTATATAAAAACCGTCAGGGTCATTCATGATTATTCTTGACATTGAATAACTGTACCACTTTTTGTTTTTCATACAATTTCCACGGACATAGTGCGTTTGCGTAAATTTTGAATATTTTGGATACCATGTTCCTGTATACATATCAATTTTTTCAAAATCTTCTATGTCTATTGTGGTATTAATTAAAGTACCATCTTTTTTATGCATAAAAATAACGGCTTCATCACCGTTAATTTTGTATAGGTTTTTCAATTTTATTCTCTCCTTTCCTGCGAACGGCTGTATGTAGCGTAGTGTTTCATATTTTACCTCCCAACATTGAATCAGTTCCGCAATCTGAGTTTGTCAGTGGATTATATGGCATTTCATCAGGTATAACCTGTATTGTTCCTCCACAGGCAAATTTATGCTTTTTGCCGTCTATTTGGTATTCCAGTCTGCAGTATTCGCCTTGATATTTTGATAATGATTCCGTGATGTCTGTTCCGCTTATTAAAACGTTCATAAATCCTCCTGTTCTCCACGCATTATTGGTGTTATTCCCGACATTGCTTTTATTAAATCTAAATCCGGTTGCTCTTTCGGCTTCAATATATAGTCAAAGTTTGATACAGGATAAAGGGATACAAATTGCCTTGTTAAATCGCAGATAAGCCGTTCGACATAAAAGTCATGCTTTTTATTCAACTCCGAAAGCCTATCTTCTTCTATAGCGCGCTCTACTTCATTATCCCAAAAATTATCGCTGTCCTCGAAAACAACATGATATAATTCGTGTACAAGAACATAATACCAATCGTTGTCGGTGTGTTCCTTGTTTAGGTAAATATCCGCTGTTTTGAAATGCCTGTTTTTGTGGCAGTAACCGCCAGGCACGTAATCATATTTAACAATGCCGTCCATTTCTCTGCTGTTGACTATTTCAGGTGTTATATCCCAGTCCTGAATCCGCATAATTTTTTGAAGTTCTTTTGTTATCTGTTCAATCTGTTCTTTTGTTGGCATGTATGGCCTCCTTAAAATTAAATCAAAGATAGAGAGTTGATATTTTATTAAAATGTTAAAATTGGCATTCTTATATTAAAAAATCACCGTTTTAGGTGCAAAATTTAAAATAAGAATGCGTTTCTGGTAATTTAAGCTAGACTAATCTTTCAATAGTCTGGCCTTTGTCGTTCATCAAGTATACTTCCTGACAGGTTATGAGTGCTTTTGAAAACGCATCTTGCCCGCGCAACTTGATTAAAATTATGCCTATTGGAAGTTCGTTTGTTATGCAATCTTCCGTTATCAGGTTTTCAGTGTTAGCACATGGAGTAAATCTTTCATCAAGCATTTCAGAGGCTTTCAAGAAGCACCTATTGATCTTTTTGGTTTCAATACTCCAGTCTTCATCTAATATGTCAACTCTTTGTTCTGCTGCCACTTCTTCGTTGTATTTTCCGATTAGGAAGCCCGGAAAATATAATCCAGATTCCTTTGTATGTGAAACCTCGTCAATATAGTTCCACATCCCGTTTGATTTGTACTTAACTATCATACTATCATCCTCTCTCTTTTACTTTCTAACTCTCTATCTTTGAAAATTAGCATTAAAAAAGCAGCCTGTTAAGCTACTGATATTAATTATTTTTTTAAGCTTCAACCTTTTTTAGCATACTCATAACAGCTTTTTCGTCTTCTTTACCAAACAAATACTGCGCTTTGCCTTGAATTGCATCAATAAAATTGGCAAGTTCGTTTTGATACATTTCCTCACAAATATTCTGGTTATACCCATCAGCAGCCTTGCCGCGTTTGTACAATATTGGCAATATTGCTCCGCTCGCATGTTCAATTTTGATGCAATTATCGTTCCAGTTCCATTTAAGCGTACCTTTTTCGCCTGCAATACGCAGTTCGCGAATAGCCGGACGCGACACTATGTCAATTAGCATTGTTCCGGTAACTGAATAGGTCTTGAGATGTCCAGTGATAAAATCGGTGTCATTTATGCATCCTGTTCTGTCTGTTTCAAATGTATTCTGAGAGAATTTTACCGTAGTAGCATACACATCATCAGCTGTTATATCAGGGTCGTTTAACTTTTTGTCAATAAGTCCGCGAACGTCAACAGGTGTTCCGAAAAGATAACTCAGCCAGGACAATTCAAAGCAGAACATTTCACGACATGCACCAGACTCCTTTTGCGCGGCATAGTAAGTTTTCATGTCACATCCTGGGTGCCAGTCATATATGCTCTGGCCCATGTGGTAAGTAAACGTGTAGATGTTTCCAAGCGTTCCGGCGTCAAGTAGCTCCCTAATCTTCTGTATTGCTGAATGATGCCGCAGCGTGGCAGAACTGTAATAACTTCCAGAATACTCCGTTACATCAGCTTCGCAAAACACAGGCACATTATATTTATTCCCAAGGTCAATATACTTTTGCTTCTGTAATGGAGGAACCGATACAATAATTGCGTCTACATTTGGGTACTCGTCTGCTGGATTTTCAATAAAGTCCTCAACTTCATCCAGCATGTCAGTGTACCAGCAATCCGGTTTGGCTTTTTTGTAGTCAATCATGTCATAGCCTATTAAGTCAGTATACCCTAAAGCTTTTAAATTGCGTATTCTGCGACGCCCCATAGAGCCTAATGCTCCAATTATTACAAATCTCATATTTCTACCTCAATGAACCTTTCCGTTTCGTCAATATCGTTTAGACAATCGCCGTTCCAGTTATATACTGCGCTGTGACCGTTTCTATTTATTCCAGCAACAATACAACCATTTTCAATTGCCCTCGCCTTGAGCAATGCATCCCAATGGTGTATGCGTTTAATCGGAAAGTCAGCAGGAATAACGATAAGTTCAGGTCTTTTCATTCGCGCAAATAACTCGGGGAAGCGGATATCATAACAAATTACAACATATGTTTTCATGCCGCCGATGTAGGTATGCGGCAATGTCTTCCCGGGACTTCTGCCATCGTCATATTCCGAAAATAAATGATTCTTTCTGTATGAAAATGAACATATGCAGTAAGTATTGTACCTTTTGCCGAAACGATGTTCTTCAATGCCATATCCTGTCATGCTGTTTATGTATGCAGGTTTGATAAGTTCAGGATAAAACACGGGATGATCTGATACGATGCATTGTTTGCTATCTTTAACCTGTGCAAGTGTTATTTTCAATCTGTCCACCTCGCAAACCTTTCTTCGTTTCGATTGTAGTTTATTTTAGCAATATCAGGATGCTTTTTAAGGTAACTGCATATGCCTCCGACATACAGATTCCTTTTGCAGTTTGTTAAAATGTCGCTTATAATGGCGAAATCTTCGGCATAATCCATTGTGAGATAATACGGATAGTCATAGTTAAACTTTATTTCTTTGTGTCTACCCTTAAATATTTGCGCTCCCCAATTAGTGTCTTTGGCAAAGTTTATACTTTTTAAGCATTCGACAGGATAGGCAATCACATTTAGCCCAAGTGGAAGACCTACAGTCTTAACCGGAACCAGATTTTTCA